CATAGGCAAAAGACCCCTAAATCGGTTATAAAGAACACATGACACCGAAACAAGCCGCAGATTTCCACAGGACGGTCAAGGACCGACTTGACGAACTTCAGCCCGCATATAGGCTGACCAAAGAGGAACGAGCCTATTTCGACAAGGTCATCAGGTCTCGTGAACTGGATACCTGGAATCCCGCTGACCTTCTCATCGTTTCCGACCTATCCCGCTGCCTCGTTCAAGTGGACCTGTACTACTCTCAACTGATCGTCGATGGGCCGACAGTCACGAACTTCAAGACGGGCACTGTCACGCAGAATCCCATCGCCGCGGTATTGGCCTCGTGCCGCGGCAATGCCGCGACCTATCTGCGTATGCTCGGGCTGACCTCTGGCGCCCGCGCGCTAGCCACGAAGGATCAACGGGGTCGCAACAACAGTGACCGCCAAGCACAAGAAGCCATCGACCGTGCCGCCGCAGACAATCTCCTCGCTTGAGCGGGCGATTCGTTGCGGGCCGATACCCGTCGATCTCGAAGGCTGGAAAACCAAACCGATCGCCAAGTTGACCAAGGGTGAGCGGGTGTGCCGCTTCGCCCTTGAGCACCTCGTGATACCTGAAGGGCCGAAGGTCGGCCAAAAGCTCGTGCTCGAACCGGAGCAGGTCGCATTCATCCTCGCGGTCTTCGACAACCCCATCCACACGAGCAAGGCCATCCTCTCGATGGCCCGCCGCAACGGCAAGACCTTCGTCATTGCGGTCATCCTGCTGGCCTTCATCGTCGGCCCGCTGGCCTACGAGAACTCGGTGATCGCCAGCGCCGCCATGTCCCGAGATCAGGCTGCGTTGTGCTTCCGCCTCATGTGGTTGATGCTCGAAGGCAGCCCCACGCTAGCCAACTTGTTCAAGATCATCCCGTCGTCGAAGCGCATCATCGGAGTGCGCAAGAACGTCGAGTACCTCGCCCTGTCCGCCGACGCGCGCACGGGTCACGGCAAGTCGTTGCGCGTGCTGCTGCTCGATGAGGCTGGGCAGATCGTCGAGGCCGAGAACGAATATGTGTCGATGCTGCGCACGAGCCAGGGCTCCTACGACGATGCCCTCATGCTCATCGTGAGCACGCAGGCGCCGAGCGACGCATCGTTCCTGAGCCTGGAGATCGACCACGCGATCAACGATCGGCCCCAGGACGTCGTATGCCACCTGTACTCCGCAGACGACGGGTGCGACATCCTGGACGAGAAGCAGTGGCGTTACGCGAACCCCGGCCTCGGGAAGTACCGCAGCGAGCGCGACCTGGGGCGGCAACTGCGCGAGGCGCTGGCGCTGCCGGCGAAGATGCCTGGGGTCATGAACCTGCTGCTCAACATGCGGGTCAGCGCAAGCTCGGTCTTCATCTCACCGCAGGTCTGGAAGTCGAACAACTCCCCGGTGGACCTGGAGGTCTTCCGCAAGGCCGAGAAGGTGGTGCTGGGCCTCGACCTGTCGGTGGTCAACGACCTGACCGCCGCCGTCGCCTGCGCCCTCGACGCCGACGGCGACGTTCATGCCATGACCTTCGCATTCACCCCGCTGGGAGGGATCAAGGAACGGTCCCTGCGCGATCGGGTGCCCTATGACGAGTGGGCCAGGACAGGGGTGATCTACGCGCCGGCCGGCGACACCCTCGACTACGACATGATCTGCCGGTATCTGCGCGAGAGGTTCGAGGCGCTGAGCGTGACCATCGACGAGGTGCAGTTCGACCGCTTCCGCATCGACGTGTTCAAAGCCGCCGCCCATCGCCAGGGGTTCGCCCAGGAGGCGGAGTACGTCCCCGTCGGTCAGGGATTTGTCAGCATGGCACCGCGGCTGGATGCCCTGGAGACGGCCCTGCTCCAGCGCCGGGTGCGCCACGGCAACAACCCGGTGCTGAACATGGCAGCCGCCAATGCCATCGTCGAGCGCGACAACGTGGGCAACCGCAGACCCACGAAGAAGAAGTCGGCCCAGAAGATCGACGCTCTCGTGAGCCTGCTCATGTCGGCCTACCCGCTGATCGCCACAGTGACCGAAGAAGCAGACGTCAATGCGATGATCGGCTAGTTCCAGACCCACGTCTTGACGATCTCCAGCGGATCGTTCAGGTCCGGCACCTCGAACTCCATCGGGTTGCGCTTGGTCGGCAGCGACTCCCAATCCAACTTGAGTGCGCGCTCGTACAGCGCGGTTAGGAAGTTGAGGTCCAACCACTCGTCCTGGGTGTGCTGCCGGTAGTAGCCGCATCCGATGTTCGTGCATTCGGGGATGAAGTCCACGAACTCGGCAGTGTCCGTGTAAACGCCCCTGTCGCTCGGGGCATAGAGCAGACGCTCGTCCGCCGACAGTTCGTCGGACAACGCGAAGGCGAACTCGTCCGATGCGCAGCGCCCTCCAGCTTGGTGAGTGATCACCTCGTAGGTGTCGGCGCGGTCGAAGGTGATTGCCCGCCGGAACTTGCAGAGCAGGTCGGGCATCGCGTCCGCGACGTGGTTCGCGCCGATACCACCCACTTCCTCGCCACGGGTGAACAGGTAGTACCCGGGAATCCGATGGTGCATCATGCCTGCCAGGATCGCCACCCCAGCGCCGTCGTCGGCCCCGAGCACACCCCCACCGGCCACGCGGAGCTTGCCGGTGTCCCAGCCGATGACCTTCTGCTTTCCTGCCCTGTAGTGGACGGTGTCCACATGGGCCACGAACAGGGTCTTGGTGTGCTTCTTGCGCAGGTCAACATGCAGGTTGCCCGCCGTGTCGATGAACGAGTACCGGGAAAGCTCAGGGCGCTCCAGGTAGGCGATGAGACGGCCCTCCTGGACGGAACCGTAGGGGCGGCGAAGTGAGAGTGCGTAGCGCAGGGTTTCGATGAACATGCGCGTATTGTACTCGACAACACGATCAGGTGGCAACACCTCTGTTGCATTCTCTCGGAGTGGGTATACACTCTGCCGTCATGAACGCCCAGCGATCCCGCCCAGGCGCCGACGAGCGTAAATCCGGCCCTCCGCCAGTCAAGCGGAAGGACGACGGTGGCACCCCCAAGGGACCACCGGATGAGCAGTCTCGTCGAAAGTGAGCGGTCACTAACCGCGAGCATCACCAAGGGCGCCGATCTGGCGTTCGTCATGTCGTCCGGCACGCCGGACAGGGTGCAGGACACCATCGACCCGGCGGCGTATTCGCCGAACCTGGGCAAGCGCCTCATCGCCCTGTGGCAGCACGACCACGACAAACCGGTAGGCTATTGGGACGACCTGAAGGTGCAGGGCAAGCGACTGGTGGGCCGGCTGACGCTGGCCGGCACCGAACTCGCCAAGATGGTCCGCGAACTCCTGGACGCTGATGTCCCCCTCGGCGCCAGCATCGGCTTCCGAGGTGCGGGCAAGCTCAACGACGACGGCGGCATCCACTTCAAGACGATCGAGCTTCTCGAATGCTCGATCGTCAGCGTGCCCGCCCACCCCGAGGCGATGCGTATCGCCAAGGCGTTCCATCTCGAACATCTGCTACCCCAGGCGTCGGGGTCGCGGCGGGCCGCGTCAGGCCACAACCCGGCGCAAGCCGACACCATCGTCCGCGCGAAAGCCGCCATCCTGTCGGCCAATCGCACACTGAGGAAGAAGTCATGAATCTCGCAGACCGCATCAAGGCCGCCGAGGAAGCCCTCGTCGCCGTCAAGGACCAACTGGTCGAAGCCACCAAGGCCCTGGAAGCCTCCCCCGACGAGGAGTCGCTGCTGACCCAGGTCGAGGAACTGACCACCAAGGTCACCAAGGGTGACGCTTCGCTGGCCGCGCTGAAGAAGGCCGAGCAGGCGCTGGCCGCCCGCGCCACCTCCGCCCCCGCCGTCGTGCAGTCGCAGCACCTCCAGAAGAACTCGCCGAAGCAGGCCGGCGACATCATGTTCAAGCACGCCACGGCGTCGCTGCTGGCCTTCATCGAGAAGAAGCCCGTCGCCCAGGTGGTCGAGGAGCGGTACGCCGACGCGACCTACCTGAAGGCTGCCCTGAGCCTCACCACCAAGACCGCCGTGGCGCCCGCCATGACCGACGTCGCCGGCTGGGCCGAGGAACTGACGCGCGAAGACACGATGGGCTTCATCGACTCGCTGAAGGACGTGTCGGTGGGCGCCGCCTTGGCCGCCCGCGCCACGCGGCTGAACTTCGGTGGCGCCGCGAGCCTGAAGATTCCGCGTCGCAACCCGCTGGCCGCGTCGCTGACCGAGCCGGCCTGGGTGGGCGAGGGCGGCGTGATCCCGCTGACGCGCTTCTCGTTCGGCAGCACCACGCTGAACCGCTACAAGCTGGCCGCGATCACCACGTTCACCCGTGAGATCGCCGAGCGCAGCACCCCGGCCATCGAGGGTCTGCTGCGCGAGGCGCTGCGCGAGGCGTATGCCGAGGTGCTGGATGGTGCGCTCCTGAGCACCGCCGCCGGCGTGCCGGGTGTCCGCCCGAGCGGCCTGCTCTACAGCGACTTCGGCACCCCGGGCGCGATCGCTCCGATCGCTCCGACCGCTGGTGGCGGCGAGGATGCGGTGCGCGGTGACATCATGAAGCTGGTGGGGGCCATGACCGCGGCCCGCGTCGGCGCCCGTCCGGTGCTCCTGGTGAACAACCTGGATCGCCTCGCGGTGTCGATGATGACCAGCGCCATGAGTGAGTACATCTTCCGCGACGAACTCGCCAGCGGCAACCTGCTGGGCATCCCTGTCATCGCCTCGGCCAACGTCCCGCAGCACCATGTCGTGCTGGTGGACGCGGCCTATCTGGCGACGGCGTTCGATGCGCCGATGTTCGATGTCAGCGATGTCGCCACCGTGGTCGAGGCCAACGCCGACGGCACCGCCCCGACGCAGGCCGGCACCACTGGCGCGCATCCGGGCGCCGTGGGCACGGCCGGTCAGGTGCCGAAGGACGGTGGCATCCCGGTCAGCGGTGGCACCGGCAATGCGAGCACCGGCTACACGACCCGCAGCCTGTGGCAGACGTACAGCCTCGGCCTGCGCATGGTCTCCCCGACCACCTGGGCAATGATGCAACCGGGCGCCGTGCAACACAGCACGCCGACCACCTGGACGGCTTAACCTGTCCCTCCTGTGATGGCAGCAGTTGCCGTCGCGTTCGCCCCGGGGTCTGACGGCTCCGGGGCCTTTTCACAGGGTCGCGTTCGGTCCTGTGCAAAGGCCACACCATGATCCTCGAACTCTACAAGCGCACCGCCACCATCGCCGGGTATCGCTTCCGCAAGGTCTCGACCCCGACCCCAGGTGCGAAGAAGATCAACTCGCGGCTGTACGACGCCACGCACATCACAGCCGTCGCCCCGACCGTGACCACGGCGCCGGTCATCGCCGGAACGGCGAACGTGGGCCAGACCCTGACCTGTACCCCGGGCGTCTATGCTGGCGTTCCCGCACCGACCGTGACGCGGCAATGGAAGGCTGGCACCGCGAACATCCCCGGGGCCACCGGACTGACCTACGTGGTCGCCGCGGGCGACTCTGGAAAGAGCATCACCTGTGTCGAGACGGCGACGAACGCCTCCGGCAGCGTCACCGGCACTTCCAACGCCATTGCGGCGCCCTGAGCATGCTGTTCGATCTCGGCAACAAGACCTGGATCAACGTCCAGCAGATCGTCACCGCCCAGGAGGAGAAAGGCGGCGACGAGTACCGACTGTTCATGAACGACGACAAGGTTGTCGTCGTGACCAAGAGCCAGTTCTACGAAATTCGCACCATGCCCGCCGGCTCGTTCCGCTTCTCTGGTGTCATGGAGCCTGTCGCATGACCATCGCCTTCCTTCTGCGCTCCGGAGCGCATGGCCCTCGCGCGCACCCCATCAAGGTCGATGAGGCGCAGGCCCTCGTGAAGCGTGGTCTGGCGCGGCTCCTGCGCCCGAAGGTCTACGAGGAGATCGTGCCTGATCCGACCTATGAGACCAAGGTGATGACCCCCCGGCGGAAGAAATCCATCGAGGACTTGCTGTGAAACTCACGCAACGGATCAAGTCGTGGTTCGGTGGCGCGCAGGAAGGGTCATGGCGCGGCCCGTTCTTCGGTGTCGGCGAGCTTGGCGACGCCTTCTCGATGGGTCCGCTCGAAGACGGGTGGCAGCGGCACCTGCACGTCGGCTCGTCCGCCGACAAGGTGGCAGCGGTCTACTCGATCGTCATGCTCTACGCTCGAGCTGTCAGCCAGTGCGAAGCGAAGCATCAACGGTTAAACGACCAGGGTGGTTACGACACCGTGACGACCTCGCCGGCCAGTCGAGTGCTGTACCGGCCGAACGACTACGAGACGTGGCCCCAGATCATCCTGAACACCGTCTCCGAGATGCTGTTCCGGGGTGAATCGTTGTGGGTCGCCACCCGCGACGACCGTTTCCAGGTGACCGCCGTGCATCGAATCGCCCGGGGTGGCTGGAGCGTGCATGTCGATCCGACGACGCGCGCCGTGTTCTATGGGCTCGGGGACCACTCCAATCCCCTCACCCCGACCCTGGAGTCTCTGGCTCCGTCGCGTGACGTAGCGCACTTCCGCATGCACACCCCGCGGCACCCGTTGATGGGAGAGTCCCCGGTAAGCGCCGCGGCGATGGCGGTCGGCATCAACGTCGCGTTGAACCACTCGCAACTGGCGTTCTTCAGCCGGATGAATCGGCCCAGCGGCGTGCTTTCGACCGACGTGAACCTGACTGTCGCGCAGATCAAGCAGTTGCGCGAAGCGTTCGACAACCAGAGCAAGCAAATGAACTCGGGTGGCATCCCCATCCTGGGTTCCGGCCTGAAGTTCAGCCCGATGGGCATTGCGCAGAACGACGCGCAACTGATCGAGCAGCAGCGCCTGTCCTTCGTGGACATCTGTCGCGTCTACGGTGTGCCAGCCCCGCTGTTGCCGGAGACGGCCGGCGGCACGGTCGGAGGCACCGAGGCGATGATCAACCACTGGTTGTCGATTGGTCTGGGCTCGATGCTCACCAGCATCGAGCAGACCATTGCGCGCTTGTTCGACCTCCGTCCAGAAAGTCGCATCCACTTTGATCCGGCCCCGTTGCTTCGGGTTGACTTCGTGGGTCGCATCGAAGGGCTCGTGAAAGCGGTCCAGGGCGGACTCATGACGCCGGACGAGGCGCGTTCGACCGAGGGCCGCCGACGCATCGAAGGTGGAGGCGAGGGCTACATGCAGCAGCAGATGGTGCCGCTGACCTTGCTCAATGCCATGCACCAAGCGACGATCTCTGCGAAGCAACCTCAATCGCCCCCGCAGCCGATCGAAGCCTCACTCGCCGTTGCGCGAGATGCCATTGCGAAAGCCATGCACCATGAATGACGATCTTCTCCGCGCGCTGGGCACCGAGTTCGGACAGGTATTGAAGGCCAAGACCGACGCTCTGCGTCGAGAACTCAAGCCTGCGCTCGATCAGATCGAGGAGCGGCTCAAGTCGCTCGGTGACACCGTGCTTGCCCTCCCGCAGCCGGCGCCCAGCGTCAAGGCGCTGCGGATCGAGGACGGCATGCTCAGGCTCGAACTGAGCGATGGTGCGACGCTGTTCGAGAAACTCCCCCCACCGCCGCCCGGACCTGAAGGGCAACCCGGCATCGGCATCAAGTCGGTGACCCAGGACGGCGAGCAGTTGGACTTCGAGTTCGACAACGGTGAAGTCGTGTCTGTGGTTCTCCCCCGTGGAGAGAAGGGCGAGAAGGGCGACAAGGGCGATCCCGGCGAGGTCGATCACACCCTGGTCGCCGTGCGCCTGCTGGAAGACAGCCGCGCCCGCGCCGCGCTGCGCGGTGAGAAGGGAGAGAAGGGCGCCGACGCCGACCCGGACGAGGTCGCAGCGCGGCTCGGGGGCAACGACAACTTCATCCGCGCCGTCACCGGCCCTCGCGGCGAAGAAGGGCCGCGTGGCGAGCCCGGACTCGGTTTCGAGGTCAAGCAGTGGGCGCCGGGTGTGTACCGCAAGGGTGATGTCGTGCAGTACGCCTTCGGGCGACTGGCGCGGGCCAAGTGCGACACCTACGGCAACCCGGGACGCAGCGATGAATGGGAGCGCATCGGCACGGGCGGCTTCGACTGGTGCGGGGTCAAGCAGGACGGGCGCGTCTACCAGGACGGCGACCTCTACATCGACAACGGGACCACGTTCCTGGTGGTCGATGGCAAGGCGCGAATCTTCGCCAAGCGAGGGACCGATGGCAAGGATGGCACGAACGGAAGCGACGGTGTGGACGGAGCTTCCCCGGTGGGCTTCAAGTTCTCCGCGGATGGCTCCAGCATGCTCACGGTCTTCGACAATGGTAAGTCGCTTGAGAGCGATCTGCCGGAGGCGATGGTGCTTGCTCTCAAGGCCCTCGCCGACCTTGAGCGCATGCGTGCGCAATGGGAGACCATCGGTGACCGTGAGAAGGCGCTGAACTGGCTCGATCAGATGATCGGGGCAGACGCCCCCGATGCGATCCCGGTTCGCACCTACCGGGGCACATGGCGCAGCGGCACTCGGTATGAACGCGGCGACACAGTGACGTTCAACCGCGCCCTGTGGGTCGCGCGAGAGAGCACGTCCGCCGACATCATGGACCCCCAGGTGTGGGTCCGCATGGTGGGCGGAGGCAGCGGCACGTCAGGCAAGGCGAGTGGCGCCCCTTCGACGGTCGTCGCGGCTACTGCGAATGCCCTTCGGGCCATGCCCGGTACGCAGGGGCAGACAGGCTTCGTGCAGGCCGACAATTCGTTCTGGATTTACGACGCCGGCATGTGGAAACAGTCGGCGGGCGGGGGAACGAGCGTGACGAGCAACTATCACTGGTCGTCGGCTACGTCGAATGCGCCAGCCGACGGAGCCATCCGGGTCAACCATCCGACCATCGGCTCCGCCAATCGGCTGATGGCGAACGTCGTGAATGCCAACGGCGGTGATGTCGGTGACATCTGGCGCGCACTGAATGTCGGGGACATCGTCCAGTTGCAGAGCGCGGTCAACCTGAACCAGATGATCCAGCTCGAGCTTACCGCGGCTCCCAGCGACCACACGACCTACGTTGACCTTCACGTCAAGGTGCGCGCCGATAGCGGCTTCGCCCCTGCGGACGGCGAGGCGCTGATTGCCACCATCGACCACGCCCGCGGCCCGGTGAATGCCGCCGACGTGTCGATCGTCGATCAGGGCAACTACCTGAGCGCGACCAACGTCGAGGGCGCACTGCAAGAACTCTCGAACGTGGTGTTCGCCCCACCCATTCCGACGCCCCCGATCACAGCGCCAGAGGTGTCCGTCACCGACGCCGGCAACTACTTCACGGGGACCAACGTCGAGGCGGCGCTGCAAGAACTCGGAGCGAAGCCGGCGCCGACGCCCCCCACGGCTGCTCAGGTGCCCATCGTCGATGCTGGTGGGCACTTCACGGCGACCAACGTCGAGACCGCGTTGCAAGAACTGGCGACGAAACCCAGCGGCGGCACCCCCACCGCCGCCCAGGTGACGATCGCCGACGCTGGTGGGCACTTCAGTTCCGCGGATGTCGAGGGCGCGCTGCAAGAACTGGCGACGAAGCCCGCCACACTGAAGCCCAACATCTACGGGGTGGTGGACATCACCAACGCTTCGCAGGCGATCCGTGTCGTTGCAACGGGGCAGCCACCCCCGTTGCTGGCACCTCATATTCTGGTGAGCATCATGCCCATCGTAGTCGGCAGCGCAGGGTCGCTAACGCTCTACGACGACATCAACGCCAACACCGCGACACAGAAGCGATTTACCCGCGCCGCCGCTGACATGCAGGCCGGAAAGGTCTATCCAGTTGGTCGCATGACGATGGAGATCGGAACCTTCATCGGGGCCCTTCCGACAGGTGGCGAGTACATCCTCAACGTGGTGCTGCCATGAGTGACATCCAGGCAATGGGGCAGAGCAAGGCGATCCGGGTCGCAGCGTCGGGCTGCGTCTCAACCGATGTGTTGCTGGTGGCTGGAGTGCTGATCGAAGCTCCCGGAACGTCGGGCTACTGGAACTTCCTGGAGCAGCAGACGCTGATCAACGCTTCCAGCACCTTCACCGCCGCAGCCGACGACAAGCTCACCAACAGCGGCGGCGACCCTTGGTTCCTGAATGGCATCGGAGGTCTGCCGACCGGGATGCGTGTGTCACTCAGCAACAGCGGAGGCGGGTTGCCCCCGGCGACACCAGTTCTCGCAGCCGGCACCCCCTATTGGGTGATTCGTGACACACCCACCACGATCAAGCTCGCCTCGAACCTGGCGAATGCACTGGCCGGCATCGCCATCGACATCTCAGGACCGGGCACTGGCACGCACACGATCTCGTGGCCGTTGACGCATGAGCTTCGATACCCGGAGATGCTGTTCAGCGATGTCAAGGCCGGTGACTTCATTCGGTTCTGCGACGCCGACTTCAGCAAGTTCCAGCAGATGTACATCGGTGTTCCGGCCGGCGGCATCGCGCACCTTCTGGTCTATCCGAGGTAATCATGGCAGCACGCACAGCCGCATACTTTCGTGCCCCAAACCCGAACTACGGCATCACCGCGAGCATCGGCGGCACCAACGAGACCTGGGGTGGCACGGGGACGATCAACGACCCGTGGCGCTGGGTGCCAGACGCCAATGGAACCGCCGAGACAAAGCTGAATCAGGAGATCGCCGCTGGGAAGCTCGTCTATCTGAATCAAGGCGGCATCTTTCGGGACGTTGACTTGTCACTCATCGGCTATCAGGTCGTGCGAGACATCGCTTCGGCTCCGGCCAATGGGGCCATCGTCCGCCCCTACTGCCCTACCGATAGCCAGTACACCAACGCCGGTCTGTCCGCTGACAACGCAGACTTGCCGGCCTTCGACGGGATGATCTACGACCCGCCAGTCGCAAGCGGCACGGGTGGTTGGACGTACAACGCAACGAATGGTTGTTGGGAGAAAGCGATTGCCCACGAGTTCGGGGCGTTCAATGCTGCTTACTCCGCCGGCAGCTACGTGAAGATGTGGGCCAACGCTCGGTGCGGGGTGCCTTGTGATGTGGCGCAGCGCCGGCAACTACGTCGTCGCACTGGAAACACGGGGCTCAACTGCGTTCGATTCGGAGACTGGATCACCAAGACCCCGGGCATTCCACCAGTCGTGGCGATCTTCACAGGGAACCACTCAGGTCTCGGTGTCACCGACCCAAGCAATAGTCCGGCGCGCGTGTTCGACGGTCTGGGGATGCTTTTTTCACAGACAGCCGGCGGCGGCGTTCGCGATCTTCTGTACTTTGGTGGCTCGTTCTCTCGCGTTCGGTTTGAGGACATCCAGTGCATCGGTGGGTCGATCTCCCTTGCACAACACACCGCAACAGCGTTGGTGTCCGACATCGAACTCGTCAGACCACTATTTCATTGCATGGGTCAAAACGGCGTCGTCGCCACAGGTCGCAATGCTCAGACTCGTCATGACTCTGGAGTCAACCGTGTGCGAATCGTCGAGCCTCGGTTCTACGCAGATCATGACCCCAGCGCCAATCAAGCTGAAGATGACAACGGCCCTGGGAAGCCGTGGAGTGGCGGCGGATATGCCTATTGCGACACTGTGAGCCTCAAGGGGAACATCGCCAACATCTCGATCGTTGACCCCTACATCGAGACCGATGGGCATGCCTGCATCGAGATTTTTCCTGACGCTGACGCCGCGCTCGACGTACCAAACAGCACCAGCAACGAGGGGAACTGGCCTCGGAACATCGAGATTTACGGTACACGTCGAGGGTCGGCCAAAGGTCTCATGAAGGGGCATCTACCTGAAGGACAGTTCGGTTACTACCGTTTCGCAGGGGTTTACTCGTGGGGCTCGGTGCGGATCGAGAACTTCGAGGTCGTCGGGCAGACCGTTCGCACACAACTTATCGGGCGCGTTCGGTATCTGAACAACCACATGCACAGTTTCGGCCCTTGCCTAACTCCGTATGAAGGGGGTGGGGGCGCGTCAACCAACATCGGGAACGACGGGGCGATCGACATCAGCACCGCCACGACTGCTCCGACCGGAGCCAACGTGAAGACCGGAGCCTTGGAACTCAGGGGGAACATCGTCGAAAACCCCTGGAATGAGGTGTTGATGATGTACCTGCGTGAAGACGGGATTTATCCAGAGGCCGGTGGGATCATCGTCGCCGACAACCTGTTCATCGACGTGCTGCATTGGGACATGAAGGTGCAGCGGAGCAGCAATCTCGTCCCGGGTCGTAGCCGCGAAGCCTACGTGGCGACGGTGGGCAATGCCTTCGCGTCTGCGTGGGTGTCGTCGTCAAGCGGGGTCGCAGGCAAGCCGGCGCAGATGTTCTACAACAACGTGTGGATTCGCCCGAACGCGAATGTGTTTGCACATGGGCTGTATAGCACCTCACTCATGACCCTGATTCCGAACAGCGTGAACGGCGCTGCCCCGTTGACTCTGGACTGCCAGAACAATGTGCAGTTCGCTTCGCTCGCTGACGCTGGCATCAACCCGTCCACGTTCAGGCCGGAGACCGGGAGCCCGGTGATCGGCGCTGCGAAGGACTACAAACTGCGGCGCGACGCCGAGGGCGAACTGCGTCCGAAGACCGCCGCTATCGGCCCCCTGGAACCGGCGTGAAAGCCATCACCCTCGCCCTCGCCCTCACCGGCTGCGCCCAGGTCGTCCAGGTGCCGCAGCCGAGGGCGTTGCTGACCCCGCCGGTCAATCCGTCGTGCATCTGGTGGTGCATCGCGGAGATCAGCCTCGTGGACAGCGAGGGCGCAGCGATTCATGGCGCAGCCGGCGCGGTGTCGATTGCGAAGCCGATCACCTCCAGCCAGTCCTCCCAGGTCAACGTGAGCGAGACCGACACCCTTTCGACGGGCAAATGACATGGCGCAGCACGAGCACTACTACTTCCCCATCGACCCTGCGACACTGAGGGTTCGCGCTGGGCTGGCGGCTGACGATGATTCGCGCGACAACGAGATCACCCTGGCGGCGCGGCTGTCGCAGGAGATGTTGGAAGCCTACCTCGACCGAGAACTGACGTTCGGCAAGCGCGTCGAGTTCTTCACGCATGACCGTGGGCCGACACTCACGCTCGCGGCCTACCCGGTGGATGGGGATGTCATCGTGCGCGGCGTCGATGACTCGGCAATCCCCGACTCGTTCCATGTCGCCCGCTCGACGGGTCTGGTTCAACTGGACTGGATCAACGGCACGCACGAGATCGAAGTCGAGTACCACGGCGGGTTCGAGCTTCCCCCCGCGGCGATCGGTACGGCCATCCTGGTGGGCTTCGACTACGTGTGGGCCAACGTCATCAACGCCGCAGGGATGGTCCAGGGCGCAGGCGCGATCAAGTCGCTGTCGGTGCCTGACGTGGGCACCGTGTCGTTCTTCGACGGCTCCGGCGCCAGCGGTGACGGGGGCGGCGACGGAGCCCCCGCGGCATTCGGTGCGATGAGTGACCTGCTGGCCCCGTACCGGAGGCGCTGGGTGTGAACGAGAGCCAGTATCGCTCGGTGATCAACCGGCTCGGGTTCCCTGGAACCTTCGAGAAGGTGAAGCCGCCGCATACGCGCATCAACATCGCGCGCATCGGCCAGCGGGCGCTGCGCCCCGACGATGCCCTCGTGAACAGCTACGGGGTCGGGGCGCGCATCGTCACCATCGCCGCCGCTGACCTCCCTGGTGTCGTGCCTGAGAAGTTCGACGCCGTGCGGATTGGCGACGAGCGCATCGTGTTCGAGCATGTCGAGCCGGCGCACGAGCCCGGGTCCGGCAAGGTCATCGGCTGGCGCTGCTACGTGAAGGGCAAGTGATGTCAACCCTTCACGCCAGAACGCTCGTGCATTCTTGGGCCGCTGCCCAGGCGCTGCCGTTCTACGACACGGTCAACGTCGAGCAGAACCCCGCCGATCCGATCTGGTTCACTATCGAATGGGACATCCCCTTCGGCGACCCTCTCACCTACTGCGGCGACAAGCTGTTGGAGGGCTCCTTCTCCTTGGTGTTCTTCGGGACGTCAGGGGAGACAGCCATCCCTCTATTGACTGCGGCGGAGCCGGTGGTACAAAGCTTCATGGCGAACGTCGATCCATCGGGGAACCTCACCCTGCTGGATTGCGGCGTCGCCGAAGACTTCTGGTCGGGGGGTGACGCACCCCTGTTCGGAATTGCCTTTCGCGTCAGTTATGAACTCTCACTGAAAGGACTGCCATGAGTGCAATCTCCTCGAAGGGCATCTCGGTCTACATCACGTCCAAGGCGCCCACCGTTCTCAACCTCATCCCGACTGCCATCTCGAAGGCATCGCCGGCCGAAGTCACCGTGGCCTCGGCCACGGGCGTCAACATCGGCGATCTCGTCAAGATGGAGGGCACCGGCTTCAACGAGATCGAAGGCAAGACCTACGTGGTCGGAGCCGTCGATACGGGCACCAACAAGTTCAGCCTGCTCGGCTCCGACACCACGGGCTCGACCGGCACGCTGGGCTCCAGCCCGAAGGCCACCGTGACCCAGGTCGCGGACATGGTCAAGCTGTGCCTGAGCAACATCACCATCAACCCGGAGACCCCCGGCACGATCCCCGCCGGCACCTACTGCGACCCGTCGGCCTCGCTGCCCGCGGTGAGCACCAGCGCCGGCACGATCACGCTGGATGGCTTCATCGACAAGTCCGACAACGGCTACAAGGAACTGCTCATGGCAGCCGAGGAAGCCCAGGAGCGGTGGATCGAGGTGTTGCTGCCGCAGAGCCAGGGCTACGTCATCTTCCCGGTGACGCTGTCCAGCATCTCGTTCGGCCTGCCCCTGGACGGCGGCCTGACGTTCTCGGCGACTGGTGCGCTCGGCTCGAAGCCGCGTCACCTGTTCTGATGTTCAACGGGGGTGGATGGCGGTCACCGTGAGGCCCGCGGGGTGTCTCCACCCTCCAAGCATCCACCCCCACCACCTTGGAAAAGACCATGTATACGACTCGACCCTACACCGTCCGCGACATGCTGGAGACGGAAGCCATGCAGTTCCCCTCGGACCAAGCTCGCATGATCGAGGTGGTCCGGCGCTGCACTCTCCTGGATGGCCGCCAGATCACCGAAGCCGAGGTCTACGACATGCCCGCCGCCGACTTCGGCCGGCTCGTCGGGGAGATCACGAGCCCCCCGTCGAAAGCCTGAGCCCGATCGAAGAAGCCGTGTTCATGATCGCAGGGCACCTCGGAAAGACGGTCGAAGAACTCGGCAGCATGTCGATGCACGAGTGCGTCCGCTGGATGAAGTTCCTTGCGAGCAAGCGCACGGGCTCAGGCAAACCGAAGATCAACCCTGACGACCCGAAGGCGATCCTCAATGCGTTGGGGCTGTGACCATGCCGCCTCCGGTCATCTCGTTCCGCTCGGTCTCGGTACACGACAGCCTCGGCTTTGCGCAAGACGTAACCAAGGCGCTTGAGGAGACCGCGATCCCTGTGTTCCGCCAGTGGGCGCAGGAACTTCTCGACGAGGAGATCGCGCGGCGCAAAGCAGAGGGTGAAGACGAACCCTACTACAGCGTCAACGTCGATGGCACACCCAACGTGCCACGAAGCACGGTCGCAGGCGCGCGTAGACGGGTCATCTACGAGTTCCTATGGGACATCGTGCAGGTCGGTCTGGCCGAGATGACGCAGATCATGCAACGGTCGATTGCCCGCGGGGCGTCACCGCGCAGTTGGATTCAGAAGCAACTCATCGCCAGCAAGGTGCGGGTGTTCTACGGGTCGAAGGAAGGGATGCGCGAGGTCTCGTCGAGCGCAGACATCAAGAACTTCCAGCCGGGGGAGTACATCTACCTCGTCCCCGACGCCACGACACAGGTCTACGCGAACGCAAGCAAGTACGGTGCATCACACTTCATGGCGAACGCTTCAGCGTCGATTCGCCGAAAAGCCAAGATCACCAAGAGCACTTCGTCTCTGCGCGTGTCGGCGGTGCGATCACGAGCCGTCTGGGAGCGGCTACAGGTCATCAACAGACCTCGTAGCGGCACACCCATCAAGGCCACGATCCAAGGTCAGAATCAGCGCGGGCCGACGTATGCCTGGGCCATTGCGATCCGGTATCGCAGCGGTGTGAAACGAAGGGTGCCTCGATGAGCAGCAACACCGAACGCAAGACGTACATCCTCGACGTTCAGATGAAGCTGAACGAGGACATTCAGCGCGCCGTCGATCAACTCAATCGGATGGACGCGCAGGCGAGGTCTGCGAAGAAGGCACTCGAAGAAGCCTCCAAGTCGTTCAAGCTCGCAGGCGGAAGCGAAGAAGCCCTCAAGCAACTCACCTCGGGGTTGACCTCGCTCGGGCAGGCTGCGCAGGGCGCCGTCAATCCGATGGATGCGTGGGGCAAGGCCCTGCACGACTCCGTCGCGGAAGCCGAGCTGCTGGCGCCAAAGCTCAAGCTCGTCGAGACCAATCTCGCCGGCCTCGCATCAGCAGGGCAGCAGGGCACGGTCCAGTATCAGGTCATGTCGCGCGAGGCGGCGAACCTGCGTGCGCAACTCGAACGGTTGAAGGGCGCCGGAGTCGGAGCGAAGACCCTCGGTGCGGAAGCCGAGATCGCGGCGCAGCAGTTCAAGTCGTGGAACCAGTCGCTGCTCGCCAACGTGGCGATCGCCTCGCAACTGCCGGCGCGCATCAAACAGGTCGAGACCGAGCTTGTTCGACTCAGCGCAGCCGGTCAACAGGGGTCGGGCGCGTTCCAGGCGTACTCGGCGGAACTACATCGGCTCCAGAACGAGCAGGCGGCGCTGCAACGCTCTGCCGCCGGCACGGCCGCTGGCTTCGGCACGCTGCGTGGACAGGTGCAGAACGCATCCTTCCAGATCACCGACTTCGTGGTCAGTGTGCAGAACGGCACCAAGGCGTCGGTGGCGTTGGGGCAGCAGTTGCCGCAGTTGCTCGGCGCCTTCGGTGCATTCGGCGCTGCCGCAGGGTTGGTGATCGCGCTCGGGGCTGCGCTCGCGGGACCGTTCCTGAACTCGCTCCTGTCCGCGGGGGACGCGGCGGAGGAGTTCAACAAGGGCATCGGCAAGGTCGGCGATGCCATCGACCTTGCAACGCAGGCCAGCAAGGAAGCGAACTTCGATGACTTGATCAAGGAGTTCAATCGCTTGTCAGGGACGGCGAGGGAGGCGAGGCTCGAACTGCTCGGGGTTGCTCGGGCGATGGCCGAAGGCGAGTTGAACAAGGCGCAAAAGGCTTTCGAGGAGACCGTCAACGGGCTCGGCAAGGGGATTGGCGCGGCGATCCTTGGTCAGCGCAGTCTCTCCGATCAGGCATCGCGTGTCGGCGAAGAACTTGGCATCTCAGCCAGCAAGGCCGAAGACTTCATCGCGGCGGTTAAACAAGGGACCGCTGAAGGGGTGCTTTCGCAATTCGGGCAAGACCTTGCGCAAGGAAGCGACAAGGCTCGTGCTCTCGTCGCTGACCTCGTGAAAATCTCGAAGGCCACCCGCGACGTCTCAGATCAACGAGCCCAACTGCTTGAGCTCGAGAAGCGCCTGTCAGCCGGCGGGGCCTCGGGGGTCGTGAAGACCACCAAGGAACTTGAGGATGCCCGCAAGAAGCAGGAAGACCTCATCAAGCGAGCCGCCGACGAGACGAAACGCCAGGAGGAAGCCCTCGCGGCCCTGCGCGTCGAGTACGTCAACCTCGTCGCTCCGCTGTCGAAGGTCGATGAGTTCCTGCTCAAAGAAGCCCTTGGTCTGGTCAAGCTCGCCGGAGCGCGACGCGAAGCGACACTCGAACTGCTGCGGGGGATCGACACCTACAAGCAATATGCCGACCGGGTGCGTGAAGGTGACAAGGCGATCGAGGAGCAACTTCAACGCGAGGAGAGGCTGCGCGAGGCCAATCGTCGGCGCAACGAGGAGCAGCAACGCTTCATCGACAGCTACGACAAGGAAGGTGCCGCCGCGCGCAAGTTTGCGGACGACTTGGCGCGCATCGACGAGTTGTTCTTCAACGGCTTCGTGAGTGGTGAGCAGTACCAGCGCATGCTTGCGAACATCACCGGCCAGACCAAGGCAGCGACGAAGGCAACCAACGAAGCCGAGAAGGCCCTGGAGAAGATCAGCGACCAGATCACCGCGAGCGTCGCCAGCAGCTTCAACAAGCTCATCGAGAGCATTGGCACCGCGAAGTTCTCATTCAGTGACTTCGCGCGAGCGTTCGTGTTCGACATGGTGAAGATCATCAACCAGATTCTGATCTTCACCCCGCTGGCCGAGGCGATGAAGAAGGTGATCAAGGAGATGAGTGACGCCTTTGACAAGGCGGGTGGGTTCAGCGGCATTCTGGGCAGCCTCGGCAACATCTTCAGCGGCGGCATCGGCTCGCTGCCCTACTCCGCGGGTGGCGGGTTCATTGGTGGTGTCAGCGGGCCGGCAGTCGCTCCGATGGTGAGCGCCTTCTCAACGGCCCGCCTCGCGGACGCTTCGCGCTCCCTGGTCAGCGGGAGCACCGCCGGCCGGTACGGCACGAGCCTCAACGTGACCGTGAACAATACCGTGCCCGGGGTCGAGGTCGAGACGCGGCAAACTGACGAGGGGCTGACCATCGACATCGTCCGGCGGGCGCTGGTGCAGGACATCCGGCGCGGTGGCAATGCCGTGGCGTCGGCGCTCCAGGGTGTCTATGGCCTGAACCGGGCCGCCGCGAGGTAGAGCATGGCGAACTCCCCCACAGCAGCACTGCGACGCGCCTGGGCCAGCGCGCCGCACGGCGTCTTCCTGGTCGAGACGCTGGAGTTGTCGCACCCGCTGTTCTCGAAGGTGTGGCGCCTCGTGAATGCGATGGATCAGGTCGTGGCGACGCTGGAGGGTGGGGGCTCTGGGGTGTTCCAGCCGGTCGCCTTCCAGGTCCAGTTGCCCCCGAGCGACGCGCAGGGCGGACAGTTGCTGACGGTGGTCGTGGCGAACTTCGGACGCATCATCCGCGACGAGATCGAGGCCGCCGCCAAAGACCCGGATCAGCGCATGTCGCTGACCTATCGCCTCTACCTGTCGAACGCACTGACGGAGCCGCAGACCGCCCCGATCAAGCTCAGTGTCGATACCATCGCCATGACCAACGAGAGCATCACGCTTCAGGCCGGTCGCAGCGACACCCTCAACATGCCCTTCCCGAGCACCGTCTATGACATCGTCAAGTTTCCAGGACTTGATCGGTAAGGGCTACCGGATCGGCGCCTCCGGCCCTGACGAGTACGACTGCTGGTCGCTCGCGGTCGAGGCGACGCGCCGTCTGGGTGGCAAGGTGCTGCCGCTGTGGCAGGTCGAGCAGATGACCCGCTGCGATGTCCTGCGGGCATTCAGGGAGCACCGCGAGGAGATCGACGCCGAAGTGGTCGTCGGCGAGACGATGACCGGCGACCTCGTGTGCGACGTTCGCCGCGGTCACATCGGCGTGCTGGTGCGCGGTGGGTACGATGCCGTGCTCCACGCCTCCCGCGAGCGCGGCCAAGTGGTGCTCGAAAGGCTGGACGACTTCCGGCGGACATTCCCCGGAGCCGAGGTGTACCGATGCGCGTGACCCTGATCAGCAACATCCTGCGACCGTCGGAGCGCGAGACCCACGATCTGCCGGACGACACCGACGTCGCGGCCTGGGCGTCGGAGCGGCATCAGGGCCGCGTGCATGTCGAGTGGCTCGGCGACGACGAGGCGCTGGCGATCGTCTACCCGGCGATGGACCCGATCTTCTGGGTCAAGCTCGCCATCGCCATCGCCATCAACTTCGCCGTGCAGAAGTTGCTGGCGAAGCCCAACAAGCCCACCTCGGCGCAGCGCCCGGATGCGAGCCCGACCTACAGCCTCGCCATCGCTCAGAACTCGGCACGTCTGGGAGCCCCTGTCCCGTGCATCTATGGGTCAGTGGTGATGACGCCGGACTACGCGGCGCAGCCGGTGTTCTATTACCGGGCCAACGAGCAGTTCGGTGAGTTCCTGTTCTGCCTGGGGCATGGGGTGGTCGATGTCACCGAGGTCATCATCGGGCAGACGGTGGCGTCGGCGTTCCCGCCGGGGATCGTGGACTACCGGGTGTTCCACCCCGCGGATCACGCCAAGCTGTTCGGCCGCGTGGAGTCCGTCTTCGGTGTCCGCGAGAACACGGTCAGTTCCATCGACGTGGCGAACCAGGAACTGCTCGCCCCGAACTCGAACGCCGTGCCCATCTACCCCGAGTGGTACTGGAAGCAGGTCTCGTACAACACAGGCGGCGCGACAGGCAGCGGCATCGACCTCACGGGCATCCCCATTGAGGGGTTCTTCGCCGCGCTGCCATCGGTGCCCCGTCCCGCTGACGGCACGCCGGCCAGCGGCTTCCAGTCGTGGACGCACCCTGAATCCGGTCAGGTTGTCTACGATCAGTGGACCTGGGTGGCCGAATCGCCCTACGTCCACGGGGTTAGCGTCGGGGTGATCCCGCCGATCGGCACGGGCGGCGGGACATCGGCGCCGCAGTGGATGGGACCATTCGAGACCTGCAAGACCGGCCGGCGGGGGACGCGCCTCGAACTGGACTTCGTGTTCCCGGGCGGCCTCTACGCGATGATCAACAACGGCGAGATCGGCGGCAGGACGGTCGAGGTGAAGGTCGAAGCCATCAACACCACGACCCAGGTGGCGACGCAGTGGACCGAGTCTTTCGTCGGCACGACCCCGACCCCGCTGCGCTTCAGCCGCGAGAAGGTGCTGCCGCTGGCGCGCTACCTTGTCCGCGTGCATCGGGTGACCGACACCGATCAGCGGGTGGACACCCAGGATCAGGTGCTGTGGACCGGGATGAAGTTCGACCTGGAGCCCGTAACCACGCCGGTCTACGGGGATGTCACACTGCTCGCGGTCAAGATGCAGGCCACGAATGGGGTCTCGGACGCTGGCTCGTCCCGGGTCCGTGTCAGAGCCAGCCGGCGGCTCCCGCCGCTCGGCGCCGGCACGCTGGCGCAGGCGTCGAACCCGGCTGACGTGGCAATGGACATCGTCATGGCGAGCTATGGCGGGCGCAGGCCGCGGGATGACGCTGAGTTCGACCTCGCGGCCTTCACCGAAGCCAAGACCCGCTGGACGGGGCACAACGGCTTCAATGCCGTTTTCGACCAGCGCATCACGGTTTGGGAAGCCCTGGTGCTGTCGATGCAGACCGTCGCGGCGACACCTCTGCCGATGGGCTCGCGTCTGAGCATCGCCCACGACTGCGTGAAGTCGAGCCGGGTGCAGATGTTCTCGGACATGAACATCGTCCCCGGCACGCTGACATTCCAGTATCGCTTCCGCGCCGTGAGCGACCCTGCGGGGATCAAGGTGGCCTATCGTGACCCACAGAATTTCGATCCACTGTTCTACACCGACCTGCCCAACAGCGACGACGTCGAGTCTGTCGAGTTGTTCGGATGCTCCAGCGCCGTCGTGGCGCAGCAGTACGGCACCCTGATCAAGAACCGGCGCAAGCTCACCCGTACCGTCACCTTCGAGACCGAGTACGAGGCCCTGGTGGCTCGTCACGGTGACCGCATCGGGGTGTCCGCGGGCATGATGGATTGGGGCACCTCGGGGCGCGTGGTCGCCGTCAATGGGCTGACCCTGGTGTCGGACGTTCCGCTGACCTGGGTCGCGGGGCAGACCTACTACGTCCTGCTCAGGAGCCCGGAGGGGGTGCCCTTCCAGGTCGGCCCGGTCACGCAGGGGGTCGATGCCAGCGAGATCGTGCTGCCCTCGTGGCCCTTCACTCCGATTGCCTACGGGGCCACCGAGGAGCCGACGCAGTTCGTGTTCGGCACGCTGACCAAGTTGGTCACCGACTGGATCGTCACCGAGATCAACCCCAGCGACGAACGTGTGTCGGTCACCGCCGAGGAGTACAGCACCGCGGCCTACACCGGGGCCATGCCCCATCAACTGACGCCGATATGAACGCTTGGCCCTCCGACTTCCCATGCGCGCAGATCAGCGGCTGGAACGAGGCTGTCGATACCGCTGTCGTCGGCCTGAGCCCAGCGACACTGCCGCCCGACTACGCGCGCATGAACAAGCGATTCATGCACGAGACCACCGTGTCGTGGATCGTGTCCCAGGCCGAGCTTCAGGTCGTGCAACCCTGGTTAAACGCCGAGGGGTACACATGGTTCAGCATGCCGCTGCCTGGGTGGAAGGCCGGCGTGAACTCCCTGATCGTGCGCCTCATCGACGACTTGCAGTTGTCGGTCGTCAGGACCGAGACGGGACTGCACTGGCGCATCTCGACGCGGCTGGAGTATCAGCCGATCAACTCCGAGAAGGTTGATCCGCTGAACCCTGCGTACCTGTGGCAGCCGACGTCAGTCAACCTCAAGAACAACATCGGGGACGGGGTGACGTTCAGTGGCGGCAATCAGGTTCTGAAGTGGGTGTCGCCTTCAAACTCGGGGACATTCTTCTACGACTACCTCGTCACGCCCATCAGCGGCAAGAAGTATTGCGAGTTCACCCCGCTCGACTACAGCACTCCGGCGCACATCAGCTACGGGGTGCATGAAGACGGTTCCACACTGTTCTATAACACTAAGGAAGGTGTTGCCATCTTCAGTGGTCAAGTCGGGTGCGGTCTCGTGGCGAACGGCTACTACGCGAAGGCCGGATTAAATCCCGGAGTCACTCCGAAGTTCGGCTCAGGGGACCGCATCGGAATCGCGGTCGATGCCGCGACCCGCAAGGTGTGGTTCAGCAAGAACGGGGTATGGCTGACTGGTGACCCGGCGACGGGCGTCAACCCGTTGGCAATCGTCGGGGGAACGCTGCCGCTGTACTACGAGGCGAGTTCCTACGTGTGCAACACCACGACCGCGGCGCGGCATGTGGTCTACCCGCGGGGGTCGGGGCAGCAGTACGCCGCCCCAGCGGGATTCAGCCCGTATCACCCATGATCACTTGGCCTTCGACCTTCCCGTGCCCGCTGATCGAGGGCACGACCTACACCGCGGGCATGGGTGTCAACCGCACCAAGTTTGTCGGCGGCAACAGTCGTGTGCGTCGCACCCAGGCGCGCATGCCGCACTTGATGCGGTTGTCGTTCTACGCGACGCAGGCCCAGCGCGAGGCGATGCTCGACTGGCTCAAGGAGCATGTCGGGGAACTGATCGACCTGAAGCTGCCCACCTACAAGGGCTATGCCTCGACGCCCATCCGCATCGTCTCGGAGCTTTCCTGGGAGCCTGTGTTGACCGGGGGTAGCTGGGCGTGGCAGTTGTCGCTGGATGCCGTGTGGGTGCCGCCAGCGCCGCCCAGCAACCCGTCGATGCTGAACTACGTCTCGTGGATGTTCCTGTTCGAGAACGACATCCCGTCAGCGGGCTCGCTGCGCCGCGAGTACAAGTCCAACACGGTGGCAACCGTTGGGCAGTCGGACGGCACGCCGGCTGGCACGATCACGTCCAGCGCAGACACCCCCTTCGGGGCGAACTGCGCCGACTTCTCTGGCGGCATCTACACCTTCCTCGGCTGCTCCGGCACGCTGCCGTCGGTGCCTTCGGACTTCCACCCTCACAGCACACCATACTGCTGTGACCTGTGGATCAAGCCGGACCCCGGGACGAACATATCCGGGTTGATCGGCGACGACTCAGCGCAGGGCGCGAACACCTGGAACTTCTACTCGGTTCTGAACCACGGCACCGGGGTCGTCCAGGTGTCGTTCCGCAAGACGAGCACGGTCACCGAGGCGATGACAAGCCCAGGTGGCGCGGTCAAGATGGATCAGTGGCAGCACGTCGCCTTCTGCGGCAACGGCGCCGGGGCTCATGCCTTGTATGTGAACGGCGTGCAGGTCGCCACCAAGACCACGACCGGCGGCGCGCCGATGGCCGGCACCCGGTTCAACGTCGGCGCGCACAACCCGGCGCAACCAGGATTCGACCGGAGCTACACCGGGCGCATGAAGGCCGCGCGCTGCACGGTCGGGCATCAACGATGGGTCGCTGGGTTCACGCCGCCGTCGAGCCTGGAGGAGTACCTCTAGAGCAGCATCGCCGCCGTCACGCACCCAGCCACGAACAGGCCGAGCAGGAAGCCCAGCGCGAACGCTTGCCCGTGCTGCGCCAGGGCCTGTGCCAGCGTGCGGAACCGTGACAGCGGGCGACGGTAGGGTCCGCTGACGCTGCCGACATAGTTCATGCGACTCGGGCCGTCTAGGCGGTTCGAGAAGGTGCTGTAGTTGCGAATCATGGATTCACCTTCAACCATTGCGCCGACCGCAGCAGCGGCTTCAAGTCCCAAGGCCGCACGTTGATGCAGCCGTTGGTGACCTGGGAGCGGATACCCGGCGTCATCTTGTAGAAGCCCTCGCGGCCCGGGACGGTTGCATGGATGGCGAAGACCTCGCCGCGCTCCCAATCGAACTGGAACGCGAGGTAGTCACCCATCTTCATGTCTCGCCCGTGCTGGAGCGGGAACAGACCGATCGGGGTGCTCTTGCCGGCCAGCACGGGCACACACTCACCCTCGAAGCACAGCAGCGCCGCCGACAGCAGCAGTTCTGCGATCATTCTTTGGGTCTCCACTCGAACGTCTGGACGATAGGTGTCGGGGGCAGGTTCGGCCGGATCACGAGAATGGTGACCTCCAGGCGCGGCGGCTCGCCGGCCTTGAGATAGAGCGTGGCCTCGCGGGCGTTGAGCGGGATGCCCAACGCCGTTGCGATGTCGAGATTGATCTTCATGTACTCCCCTTGGTCGCGCGCAGCCACGAGTAACGCTGCGCATCAGTCATCGCATCGCGCAGACACTGCGCCAGTTCGCCGTGCCCATCCATCGCCAGCCGACTGCCTACGGCAGCGGCTGAACTCCGACGTTAGGCCCTGCTCAATGCGTGGTGCCGCTTGGCGCATGGGTGCGTGCCAGGATTGAAATATCCGGGGCCGTTGTATCCGCAGCAGAAACACGGCGCATCGTCCATCGCCCCGCGCGCAAACAGCAAGTCCTGCAACCGCTCAATCTCGGCAGCAGCCTGCAAGGCTCGGCGTCGCTTCTGCGCTTGGCTGTAGGCTTTCAGGTTCTGCGCAAGGTGTCGTAGTTCGCGCGGCAGTTCGCTCGGCTTCGGATCAAGCGGCCTAACCCCGCCATCGAGCGGAGAGTCAACGGCAGGCGCGGCCGTCTCGCGTTGGTCAGGTTTGCTCATGCCGTTGTCTCCCGCTCATGGCGAACGTTAGGCGCTTGCGCGTCGAGCCGGCGCCGTGTCAATGTGTGCCAGCGCATCCATCACGGCCTGAACCCTGTCATCCCGGGCGCTAATCGTGCCGTGGTATCCGAGCGGTGCCATCATCGCGTCAACTGCATTCCGCAGCAGCATCAGGTCGTTTTCACGCTTGTTCAGCGTTCTTGCTAGCGTGTCTCGCATGCGCTCACACTCGTCTAGGTCGTTCGCCAGCTTAGTACGCCATTCAAGATGCTCTGTTCGTTCCTTGGCGATGAAGTCAACCTCACGCCAGGCCCGTGTGGCCTCTTGTCTGAGGATTTTGCGCTCGTCCATCAATCTGTCGTACTCGTCGCCGCTTAGCCGTACAACATCTGCTGCCCTGGTCATCGCCGTCCTTTCGCTTTTCCGCCACGCGCCTAACTTCGACGTTAGACGCCGAATGCATCGCGTCGCATTTCAGCACGCCACTCTGCGCGTTGTTCTTCTTCGCGGCGCATCGCTTCGTAGGCCGCAACGCATGTGCCGCAGGCGGTGTGCCAAGGCGCACCAATGAAAATCGCACCGCACTCCAGGCATTCGCAGCCGCCAGGTTCAGTAGTCGGCCTGTCGCGTGTCGGCACATCGGCGCCTAACCCGTCGGTCGAGCCGAAAACCAACGGCGGGTCAGATTTGTTCGCTTCGGTCATAGTGTGCTGGCCGTTGGTTTCGGCTCACCTCGAACGTTAGGCTTCTTGAACATCCGGCTCGTTGATGCAGCCGTGATACACGTTGCCCTGCACGATCTGGCGGTGCACTTCGACCTCCACGCATTCAGGCGCCGCCGCCTCCGCGGCCTTGTCATAGGGCTTCAGCTCTACGTTCCAGTTCACGTCAAAAGCCGCGTCAATAGCCGCTTCTTCGTTGTCGGCCTCCACCGTCACAGCCACGGCCATCGTGCAGGGAATCGTTACGTTGTAGGTTGGCATTCCAAGTTCTCCGCGAGAAGCCTAACCCTTCGTTCCACGCGACGCCTCCGGCGCGGCTGAACTCCGACGGTATGCGTCGTCTGTCATTTCCATCCCCCTATTCCGCGGAGTATGTTCCACAGCATCCACGTCAGCACGCCCAGCGCCATCACCACCGGAACCGAGGCTATCGCCAGCGGCCAGTCCAACAGGCTCCATCCGCAATTCATACGTCACCTCTTGTGTAGTCCTTCATGGTCTCCATTCAAACACCCACCGCACCCGCTGTCGGATCGCGGCTTCGTAGTCGTAGGGGGCGGACTCACGCAGTTGCTGCTTCTGGCGTTTTGAGGTTTCCAGGGAGCATCGCTTGCAGTTGCCCGATGAGGTGTAGCGGGTCGTGCCGCCGCACCTGCTGCACGGTGACCCTTCGAAGGTTGTTGGTCTCATGACCCGGAGCCGTTGCCGGAGCCGGAGTCGGAGCCGGAGCCGTTGCCGTTGCCGTAGCCGTCGCCGTTGCCGTAGCCGTCGCCGTTGCCGTAGCCTTTGCCGTCACCGTAGCTACTGCCGTAACCGTCGCCATAGCCCTCACCGTA